TTTAATTTTTCTGAATCAGAAAATTTAAATAAAGGTTTAATAATTGAAGTAGCTGCAATTCACGAACGGATTAACAGCTAACTATAATAATTATTCTGCTCAAGCATTAGAAAATGCCCTGCAATCATGGGTTGAGCCATACCCGAAGCCAATAATTCTTAATCATGATTTGAACTCTGAGCCAATTGGCAGAGTTATGGCAGCAAAGATGGACAAAGAAGAGGACGGATCTTCATTCGTTAGATTACAGGTTGCAATAACTGATCCTAACGCAATACAAAAAGTTTTAGATAAAAGATATTTAACTGGTTCAGTCGGCGGTAGAGCCGGCAAAGCAATATGCTCAATTACCGGAGAAGATTTAGCTGCAGAATCGGAAGACGGCAGACCAAAATTAATTAAATTTAAAAGAGGTCAAGTTTACAAGGGCAAATTAGCTTTTGTAGACATGCAAGATATATCGTTTAAAGAATATTCTTTTGTTAATCAACCAGCAGATTCTAAGTCTGGCGTAAGAAAAGCTGGAAATAAAGATGTTAAGGTTGAAAATTCTTCAAGTGATTGGGTAGCAAAGAGCTCAGCCTTTGTTTTAAGCATGAATGAAGAGGATATTTACTCAGTCGAAGAACATAAATCAATACTAAAAGGCCTTAAATCTAAAGAATCAAAACCTCTTTATATGCATTTAAAAGGGGCTTTTTTAACAGCTTATGCCATTCAGGAAAGCGAAGATTACAAATATACCAATGATTCATTACTATATGTTGAGAATCATAAGAAAGATATTCTTGAGGAGAAATTAAACATGAATGATGAAGTCAAGAATGAAGATATATTGGCTACCGTTGAAGAACTTAGCCAAGATCTATCTCAAGCAACTTCTCCATCCTCGTCAGAGGAAAACACAGATGCAGAGCAAAATAAAGAAGAAGCTCCTGCTCCTGCTGTAGAAGAAGTACCTGCTAAAGATGAGTCCAATGAATCAAAAGAAAATGATGGCTCAGATTTAATAGTAGCATTGGATAACGCATTAAAAATTGCTAAAGAAAATAAAGATCAATCTTTGGTTGATATTCTTTCTGCAAAAATTAAAGATTTAGAAAATGTAAAAGCACCAGTAATTGATGCAACTTCAAATGAAACTGAAGAAGCATCAAAAGAAGATGCAAAAGGATCTGAAGAAGTTTTGGATTCAAAAGAAGAACAGGTCGATACTGTTGATTCTTCTGAAACTACTACTTCTAAAGAAAATGAGAAAACTGAAGAGTCAAAAACAGACCTCAATGGCACAATAAAAGCCGATGAGCAAGCCTCTGAGCAAGATGTTGATGAAAAAGCAAAAAAACTTCAGGCTCTCGAAGAAGAAAACCAGAAACTCAAGAATGCACTACATAGAACTCTTGTTGAAAGAGTTGTAGACGCAAAAATTGCAAACGGACTAGAGTCATATGAAGCAAGAGAAGAATTAATAGCTGATCATTCAAATAGAACAGCTTCTTCTTTGGCTGATTCTTTAAGAGATTTGGCAAGCATGCCTGTTACAAAAGCAAAGCGTGTTAATATGCCAGAGATCAATTCTGAAATTGCTGTTGAAAATGAACAAAATGTTATATTTTCAGATAAGCAAGAAGATGAAGTTAAGGAAGTAAAAGTCAACGCCGTTGAACAACTTTTCGTAGATGCCTTCATGGGTCGTCGTAAACTCTAATAACAACTTTAAGGAGATATTAAATGTCATTAGCTAAATTTCGTAAAGTTGGCACCAAAACAGGTGCTGGTCGTTTTGTAGTCTCTCCTGGTATTGCACCAGCAGCCTACTTGCTTCCATCAGCAGGATTGCCAACATGGTATTTAGATTCAGAAGATGATCGTTTTGAAATTGTAATCACTAAGGGTACAATTCTTTCGGTCGTTGCAGATAGCAATGGTGATGCAAGAATCGTTCCTGCAAACGGAACAAGCTCTGCAGTAACTTGGGGCGATACAATCTCAGGTTGGGATCCACTAGATGGTGCAACACCATCATACAGCTCGGGTGCTACTGATACAGTTCAAGTAGAGCTTAGATCAGTCCCAATTGGCTGTGCTCAGTACGATCTCTACCGTCCATTTGATAAGGGCACTTCGCAAGGTGCAGGATTCATTACTCATGGATACGTTGAGTACCCAATGGTTAGTCTCGTCAACGACGATGTAACTGTTGGTTCATTAATTAAGGCAGACCATATGGGCCGCCCAGTAGCTCTCTCAAAGAGCGATGCTGGTAGCTACCCATGGTTGCAAGTAGGTAAGGTAGTTGAGGTTGAGAAGTTTGCTACAAACTTTGATGACGGCCTTCTCTCCTACATGCAGTTGCCGTCAGATCCAGGTGCCCTGAAGACCGTATACGAGCTTACACGCTCGGGTGCATACTCAGGTAAGTTGGGTATACGTTCTAATCTGGACGTTAATAATGTGATTGGTGCATTCCGCGTCAATCTAACACTTTAGAAAATAAACAGGAGGAATATTCCTAAGATGAGTAAGACAATCCAAGAGCTCCTCTCGGGTCTCCCAGCTTGGGAGAACGCTTTAACCGAGGACGGGCACATAGACGAAAATAATAGAGTAACTATTAAGGAAGCATTCGCATCACCAGATGCAGCAATACTTTTCCCAAAAGTTATTTCACGCACACTTAAAGAGGCAGCAGAGCCACAACTTCTTGTGACTCCACTTCTCTCGACAGTACGCCTAGGTAAGGGACGTTCACTCGAGTTCCCAGCAGTCAATGCTATTCAAGCAGCAGAGATTCCTGAGGGCCAAGAGTACCCAGAGCAAGCGCTCGCCTTTGCAAAGCAGATTGAAGGCAAAGTATCCAAGAAGGGCGTTAAGCTCTCCTTTACAGAGAAAGACATTTCAGACTCACTCTGGGATATCGTAGGTCTTCATGTCCGCGCTGCAGGTAGAGCAATGGCTCGTTTGAAAGAACAAATTGCTCTTCAACGCTTCAAAGACGCTGCAACAATTGTGTTTGATAATGATAGCGGTAGCTATGATGACACAACTGGTCGCGGTATCGATGGTGCAGCAAACCTTACTCTTCACTGGGATGATGTTGTAGACATGGCTGCAGTTTTAATGGCTGAAAACCATGTTCCAACAGACTTTATTCTTCACCCACTGATGTGGTCGGTATTCCTCAAGGATGCCATTTTCCACACTGGTGGCTCTGCAGCAGCAGTAAATACAAGTTGGGGTTACCGTCCAGACTCGCCAGCAGGTGCTTTAAACAACACCGCTCCTATGGGTTTGAACGTGATCGTATCACCATTCGTAAGCTTCACAGCAAAATCGGGTGCAACACTTGCTAAGTCGGACATCTTCTTGATCGACCGCAATGAAGTTGGCTCACTACTTGTTAAGGATGACATGAGCACAGATCAATTTGCTGATCCAAGCCGTGACATTCGTCAGATGAAGATGAAAGAGCGTTACGACATCGTAATGCTTGGTGATGGTGAAGGAATTACAGTGGCTAAGAACGTTAGACTTACTCGTAACTACGAGGTCAGCGTTACAAATCAGGTTAGCCTCTAATATAATCCTTAGGGTTAGTTGTAGTTACATAACCTTACAAGATAGGGGGTGTGAGAGAAATCTCCACCCCCTATTTTCGTATTTGTAATAAACCACTTACTATTATGATTAATTTATCTTTTTGGAGAATTAAGTGGCCTTATATTTAGTTGACCAAGCTTCAGTTGGATGTTATTCAGTATCTATAAAATTTGGTAGAACTGTAAAAATATCTTCATTAAAAAATGAAAATTTTGGACTGGTTGTAGCTGGAGCTACACCAACTCAGGTATCAGCTCCATTTGAAATTATTAATACAATAAAAGATTATAATCAAATTTCAAGAGTTTTAACTCTTTACTGGAGAACAACAGAGTTAACTGAAAATACAGAATACTGTATAATAGTAGAAAATTTAATAGATGCTTCTGGAAATATAGTTTCTACAGAAGAAATAGAATTTACTTGGTCTGGTTGTGGTGCAACACCAAATACAACAGAGATTACAGATCCAGGATTAGTTCCTGTATTAATACAAGATAAATCAATTAAAACAGATATAGATGTAAGTTATCAAATACTTGCAAAAAATCCTTTATTTTACATAGTAGAAACTGATCCAGCAGATGGAGAATTTTATTTATATAATGATTATAATAACGGAAGAGTTATAATTACATTTAGTGATAGGCCAGCTTCAAACTTTTTAAACAATAAATATTTTACATGTCAAAGAAAATTAGTACAAAGAGCTCCATCTAGATGGGAAAAAATAACCTCACAAATAAGCATGCATTCTTGGAAATCTGAAGTATATGTAGATTTTCCTTCATTAGATGATGCAACTCCTTCGTATTTTACGGAAGGTAAAAATTATTTTGAAAAGGGTTATAAATATAGAATTAAAATATCAAAAGATATAGGTATTTAATTATGGCTAATTTTATTTATAAAAAAGCTAAACAAGCTCTTTTAAATGGAGATATAGCTATTGATACAAATGATTTAAAAATACTTTTTGTAGATACAGCAACCTATACGGCAAATGAAAATACTGATGAGTTTGTATCAGATATTTCTTCATCTGCTATCAAAGATAGATCAATAGCATTAACAAATAAAACAACAACAAACGGCACACTTGACGCAGATGACGTTCACACTTCCGCCTATGTTGGCAATTCATTTAATGCAATAATTTTGTATCAAGTAGGTTCTTCTGATGAAAATTCAAGATTAATATCTTATATAGACACTTCAGATGGACTACCCTTTGAAGGTAGTAATAGTCCTCTGGGTGTTACTATAAATTGGAGTAATGATAGTAATAAAATACTATCAATATAGGAGAAGAAATGGCCATTCAATATCCATCTGCATTAGACAATTTAATTAATCCAACAGCTAATGATACTCTCAATTCTAATACCGTACCACATCATCAGCAACACTCTGATTTAAATGATGCTGTTGAGGCGATACAAACTGTTGTTGGTGTTAATCCAGCAGGTTCATATTTAACAGTAAAAGATAGAATTGTAGCCATAGAATCAAATGTTTCAATTCAATCGGTTTTAAATGGTCTTAC